CATCGCCTTCGCCGCAAAGTAGTCGCGCAGGGTCATGCCCTCGCTACCCGTAGCATCGTCTTGTTGCGGAAACGCCGGTCCTCCGGTGTCTTTCATTCTTTCACCCCCTCATGCTGGTGGCGCAGGCGGAAGGCATGCACCCCGCGATTGCCGCCCGCGATTACCACGTCATCAACGGCCGCCCCACGCTGCGCGCCGACGCCATGCTGGCCCGGTTCCAGCAGGCCGGCGGCAAGGTGGAATGGGGCGAGTACACCGACCAGCGCGTGGTGGGCACGTTCTCGCACCCGCAGGGCGGCAGTGTTCGCATTGAGTGGACGACCAAGATGGCGCAGGACGCCGGCCTGACGCGCAACCCGACGTGGAAATCCTACCCCCGCCAGATGCTGCGTGCGCGGTGCATCAGCGAAGGCATCCGCACCATCTATCCCGGCGTGGCCATCGGCACCTACACGCCAGAGGAAGCCGAGGACATGGCCCCGCAGCGCACGGTGCGCGATATGGGTGACGCAGAGGAGGTTGCGCCTCCCCCGCCCCCTGCGGCAATCGACGTGGACAAACTGGTGCAAAGCATCGAAAACGCCAGCACGCTGGAGTTCCTCGATCTGTTGCGCCCCGACATGCGCCGCGTGCCCAAGGGCAAGGAGCGCGACCGCGTGGTGGCCGCAGTGCAGCGCCGCGCCGACGAGATCCGCGCCGAGCAGGCGCCGCCCGTGGACGCCGAGATCATTGACACCGAGGAGGGCGCGGTATGAACGAAGACGAACTGCTGACCACCGAAGAACTGGCCACCAGGTGGAAGGTCGCCGTGGGCACGCTGGAGAACTGGCGACACCAAGGCAAAGGCCCGACGTGGCTAAAGATCGGCGGCCAGGCCCGCTACCGCTTGGCCGACGTGCTGGCTTACGAGGCTGAGGCCGAGCGATGATCGTGGTACATGGCAAGGCAAGGCGGGGCGAGGCAAGGCGGGGCGAGGCAAGGCGTGGCATGGCAAGGCAAGGTACATGGCGAGGCTTGGCATGGCTGGGCGGGGCCCGGCAAGGCAAGGCATGGTACGTGGCGAGGCACGGCCTGGCGTGGCGAGGCGCGGCGAGGCGTGGCATGGCAATTTCGCCCAAATGTGAGTGTGTTTTAACCAACGGAGATTTGACGTGAAACTGATCAACATTGAAATTCGTGGCATTCAACCTCTTCTGATGCACCGTTTTGGCGAGGAAGCGGAAACCTCCAGCAGCGGCAAGGCGCGCGGCGTTGTGCAGAACCGAGGCACCCCACGCGAGCAGGCGGAGAAGGTTGCCTACCGGCACCCCGATGGCACGTTCTACATCAGCGCGTTTGCCATTCCCAACGCGATGGGGGCGGCCGGCACGAACTACAAAATGCCCGGGTCGCGCAAGTCGATGCGGTTTATCGTGCCCAGTGCGATTCGCATCTTTGAGCCCACCATCACGGTGATGAACGGCTCCGGCCCCGCTACCGATTACGAGGTGGACTCACGGCCGGTCACGATCCCCGCCACCAAGGGTCGCGTGATGCGGCACCGCCCCAGGTTTGACTGCTGGGGGCTGAAGTTCAGCATCGGCGTGGACGATACTCTGATGAAGGTCGAAGACGCGCAGATGCTGCTGGAGCAGTCTGGCCTGAGCATTGGGATTGGCGACTTCCGCCCGGAGAAGCGTGGCCCGTTCGGCACATTCCGCGTGACGCGCTTTGAGGAGCAGGCAGAGTGAACACCCGAATGCTGCGCCGCGCGCGCACCCTGTGGGCATCCGGCGACCGCCGGACGGATCGACACAACGCCCGGCAGTGGATCCGCTCGATTCGCTTGCTGGGTGACCGTTGGCTGCTGGCAGTGCCGGCAAGGAGGATTAAATGACCGACAGAAACTGCTGCGACGGCCTGTGCGAACAGGGGCGCCGCTGCCCGTACCGCGAGGCCTGCACGCTGGAGAACTCGCCTCGGCCGAAGCGCGACGTGGCGTTTGAGGTGCTGTGCTGGGTGGCCGCTGCGGTCACCGTTGCTGCGCTGGCTGTAGCGCTGGGGGTAGTGGGATGAGTGACCTACGAACCGCCGCCCAGCAGGCGCTGGAGGCGTTGGAGTTCATGGCAGACGAATGGGGCTTTACGCAAAAGGCGCACAGACCTGAACGATGGCAAGCAATCGAAGCCCTGCGCGCCGCGCTGGCGCAGCAGGATGAGCCAAAGGGAGGGGGCAATTTGCCACCCCCCTTGCAGGCAGAGTCGGTGCAGGACCAAGACGACATCATCCGCATGGCGCGAGAGGCTGGGTTGTACGAGGACGGCAAGTTCTTTGTGCTTGAACACAGTGAACTTGAACGCTTCTTTTCCCTAGCCGCCGCAGCAGAGCGCGAGAAAGTCGCTCACTGGATGCGCAGCATGGGCTACGCCACCGGCCACGGCGACACTATTGAAGATCTGCTGGACCACCTCGGCACGCAGATTGCCGAGGGGCTGGAGGCTGAGGTGCTGATGGAGCGCGAGGCGTGTGCCAAGGAGTGCGACGCCACGAACCTATTTGACATGCCTATTACGGTAGAAGTGGCGGCTATTCGTAAGTGCGCTGCTGCCATCCGCGCAAGGAGCAAGACATGAAAGACACCGGAGGACCGGCGTTTCCAACGACAAAAGCGAACTACGACAATTACCTCGGCGATGTAGGCATGACCCTGCGCGATTATTTCGCGGCGAAGGCGATGCATTCACTAATGCACACGCAGTACGTTGACAATTTGGCCCACGAGGCATACATGATTGCCGACGCCATGCTGGCAGAGAGGAACAAGCCATGAAACTCCGCGCCTTCCTGCGCGGTTTCGTCAACGGACTAGCACTGCTGCCGCTGTGGCGGTGGATAAGGAGGAAGATATGAAATGGCACAAAGGCCCGCCGCCTAGCATCGGCTGGTGGCCGGCGGGTATTTTTCGTGATGCCACTATTCTTCGCTGGTGGAATGGGAAGTCGTGGAGTACCGGAGCGCATGTCGTTTATACAGCCGAGGAAGCGGCAGAAACCGCAGCCGTTGAAACTACCATGAGCGACATCGAATGGACCGAGCGGCCCGCATCGTGGCCGGAGAGGAGTAGGACATGACCCTCCCCGCCGACGTAGCCCGCTGCCTCGGCACTGACCTGCCAGAGTGCGCAACCTGCCGACGCCGCACCGACCCGCCGCATGATCGGCAGACGTGGACAGGCCCTTGGGAGCTAGAGGGCGTTCCGTGCGAGCAAAGGATACCAAGTGATGAGAGCCGCACCCAATCGGTCAAAAATCGTGGACATGCTTGGCCTGCTGGTGCGCGCACCGCGCACGATAGCCGAGTTGTCTGAATTGACGGGTATGGACCGCACCGCGCTGCACTGGTGGCTGCGTCTCATGACAGAAGAAGGCCTGTTGCGCTGCGAAAAAGTCAGCAGGCATTACGTCTACCACTGGAACCATCCAGATGCCTAAGTCATCCAAACCCCGCAAGCAGTACAAGCCCCATGGCATCAACGCCAAAGCCCACGTCGTCGCCATGATGGGCGCCGCCGCCCTGCACATCGACGACCGCACCGTCTGGGCGCTGGCGCTGGACTCGGCCATCACCAGCGTAGCGCAGGGCAAAGCCAGTCAGCAGCAGTGGTCCTGCATCTTCGCTGCCGCCGCGCTGCTGGAGGATCTGGTCAAGGCCGGCAAGGCCCGCGACCCTGACGACATCGTGCGCCACGCCGAGGACGCCTGCATCGCCATCACCACGCGCTACAGGCTCGGACAGCGTGCCGTGCGGGCGCAGGAACTGGCAGACCTGCGGGCGCTGTTTGCGGCTTGGTCAGAGGCCACGGCCGACATGACGCAGGGCGAGAAGTTTCTCGCCGAGCAACGGATTGTACGCAGGATGGAGTGTGGGCAGATGCGTGTACTGGAACAACTTCCTCAATAACTCCAGATCGTCGGCGTCTCCCGCAGATCGACGTGCAAGAACCTGCCGTTGCCCTTCTGCTGCACGCCGACGCCCCGGAACCCTGCATCCAGCGCCAGGCGCAGCAGCGCGACGGCCTCGGCACCGCTGATGCCGATGTCAGCGGCTAGGCCGGTGGTGTGCATGCCGGGCGCGGCCTTGGAGGCCTCTACAGGGTGCTGTGGGCAGCGATAGCCGCTGGTGATGTGCAGAGGCTTACCGTACGCCGCACGCAGCGCCTGGAGGCGTTCTAGGAACTCGGGCTTCATCTCGTTGCGGCCGCAGCCGCAGCGGCAGGTGAATTCGTCGCGCTTGAAATTCGGGTAGCGGCTCCATTCAACGCTCATTTCGACGCCACTCCCTTCGACTTCTCGTAGGTTCTGAGGCCGCCGATGCCCAGCATCCCAGACAGCACGACCCACAGCAGATCCGTGTCCAGCACGGGCGGCGCAGGCCAGCCCTTGATCATGCCGGCCCAGGTCAGCAGCGGCTGGCCAATCGTGGCGTAGAACAGGCCCAGGCCACCCACCCAGCCGACGAACGGACGCCACCCGGCCACCCAGATCGTCGGGTGAGCGGCCTCGCGGGCGTTGATCTCCAGTTGCGCGATGACCTGCTTCAGTTCACCCTGCATGGCCATGTCGAGGAACTTCGCCTCGGCCTCGCGCTTCTTCTCCGGGTCTGGGAAGAAACGGTCAATCAGCGTCTTGCTCACCTCGAACAGCGGGCCTACCAGTAGCGGGTTCATAGCTTCTCCGGTTCACGAAACACGGCAATCGGCAGCGTGGTGTAGTCGCCGTCCAGCCAAGCAATGGCGACCTGATCTGGCGGCTTTGGCACCCAGCATCCGCTGATGGTGCGTTTGCCGTCAGTGATGACGGCCCACAACGCACGCTCTTGACACGGGCCTGCGACGTTGTGCAACTCAAGGCGGATGTTCTCGTGCGTGGCGATGGCCACGACGTTGGCGTTTGCAGCACCGGCCGCAATCAGAAGGGCCAGTGCCGCGTGTTTCATTCGCCTTCCCTGCCTTGGAAATGCAGTCGACCCCAGCGATACAGCAGAAAGCCGATCTGAAGTACGAGGTAGAGCAGTGTCGCCCAGAGGATCATGTCGTTGACCTGCATGCCGGCGATTGTGGCACCCGCTACCGTCACAGGAGGCGCGGCCTTTGTGACTTCCGTCACGATGTCGGACTTCTGTTCGAGGGTGAGGTTCATGGCGCGGTCAGGGCGTTGAGGGGTTCGGGGGCGAGGGCGTTCTGTTGCGACGCTTGGATCTGCGTGATCGCGGTCGGCTTGGCTGAACTCAACTTGGTGCTTGCCTCGCCAAGTGCGCGCAACACCTCAATCCTATCCTTGGCCGGCACCTTGCCGATCAGGGCGTCCAAATCTTTGCCTGACTGAAAGCCTTTTTCCAGTGCGTCAAAAACTTTGGCGTTCAGCTTTCCTTGCAGCAGCGCCAAGGTATCGTTGGCCAGCGTAATTTTTGCGCTAAACAACGCTGGCAACCTAAAACCAAACGTATTGGCTTGGATGATTGTGTCCAGCGCTTGCCGGCCACGCATCGCCTGATCGGCAATGTTTGCCCCCCTTCGCAGATCGCCTGCCACAGATTGAACTGCGTCAATCTGGTTTGGCGTCAGCACATCAGACAGTTCTGTGTACCGAGGCGTGCCCACTGCGCGCTTGAGCATGGCTTCTTCGCCTCGCCCAAGCACGTTCAAAAACGGCTCAACCCGCTCACCAACGCCCGTGGGTTTGGCAAGCACGTTCTGCATTTCCGTCAGAACTTGCGCCTGATTGATTGGCGGCGACAAGCGCGAAAATTCTTGCCTAGCCTGGCCGTAAGCGGGTATGCGAGACTCGACCGCCTTGAGGTACTCATCGCGCAACTGTGCGACAGTTCTGCGCATGTCTACCGTCATCGCTTTTTCGCCGCGCGCGCTAAGGATGTCATCCATCGCGCGCTTGATGTAGTGCAGCGTGTCGCCAGTAATTTGCGACGGCTTTGGCGGAATGGCCGGCGCGCCAGTTGCCGTGACAATCGGAGAAGGCGCTGGCGGTGAAATGATGAACGGGCGATCTTCGATCTTCGCCAACTCTCGCGCCTTGGACATGACGCCATCCGGCATTCGATCCAGCAGATTCTTCATCGTCGCGTCGATTGGAATCGTTGCTTGCGCCGCTTGTGCATACAAAGGCTTGGCCGCGCGCTCACGCGTCAACCTTGCCGCCGCCTCGTCTGGCGTGACTGCGGCAATCGTTGCCCTGCGGCCGGCCTCCTCAGCCTCGCTGACGACGCCCGAAATGCCAGGAGCGCGTTGTTCTCCGACGATTTGGCCCAACGCCTGCAACTGCGGCGCTTGCACGCCTGCTGCGGCCTGAGATCCGCTCGACCCGGGAGACGCGCTCTGTAACTCGTTGCGCAACACCGCAAGGTTTGCCGGTCGCCGTCCTTGGTCAGTGGCAGCTTCGCGCAAAATCTGGCCCGCGCGAATGTCGGCGCGTTGCCCGCTCACTGCGTCAATCACGTTGCCGGCAGCGGCCGCACCTCCGCGCATAACCGCGCCCGCGCCCTTCATCGGAAGCGTAAGAGGATCAACAACCCGAGCGGCTTTTCCAATGACGCCTGCGGTTTTTGGCGCTACGCCTCCAAGCGCCGTTGCGCCGCCAGATAGCAGCGTGGACAGGTCCGCCGCTGCTCCGACTGGATCTGTTGCAATGGTGTTCTTCAGTTGCTCAACGCTGCCGTAACGGTCTTTGTAAAACGCGCCGGCAGCGTTGGCGGCTTGAACCGCGCGCTGAGTCGCCTCCGGATTGGCATCAAACTGATTGATGAAGTCTACGACCTTTTGCGGCAACGCTTTTCGAAGCGCCCCAGCACCAATGTCGAGAATGCTTTTGGCAGTCTCAACCGGGCTTGTTGCCGCTTCGTAAAGTCCCGTGGCAAACCGCTGGGCGCTGCTAGGGATGTTGCGCATTGCTTCCCTAGCAGTTCCCGTCCATGTTCGACGCGGCCCGGGGATTCCAGAAGGCGGCGCTGCGCCTTCAAGTTGAAAACCTGGCGGCAGTCTTACGCCAGCGCTTTGCTGCGGTTGCTCAAGTTCAAATCCGGGCGGCAGAGCCATGTGTCACCTCGCAGGAGTCCAAGTGTTGCCGCCATCCACAGACATGATGCGCTCGCCTGTTTTTGGGTTGCGGGCGTACATTGCTGCGTCTGTCGCAGCACTTGACTTGGCCGGCGGCAAATCAATCTGCGGCCTGTATGGAAATCTAACTCCACGTTTTTCTGCTTCGGTAACGTCTTGGTTGTAGCGCGCTACGCGGTCGCGCATTGTTTCTTCAATTCGGTCAAGAATTCTTGGAAGCGCTAAAGGATCTGTTCCAAGATTTCCAAGCGCTTCGCCAAGAACGCGCTGTTGCTCCTGAGACGGTTGCGAATCCAACTTTTTTAAGTTGTCAAGAATGCCCTCAAACAATCTTGTGCGCAACTCAGTTGCGTCTGTAATGCCCTGCGTTGCAATGCTAAACCCAAGTCTGTTGTTAAGAAAACTAGCAGCAGCAAGCAGCGGCTGGCCTCCAGTTCCCATAAACGTGCTGGCACTAGGAATTAGTGCCTTGGCCGCCCCAACATTTTTGATGGTATCGGCGGCGTTTGCCAACGCTTTTCGAGTGCTTGATGCTTCCTTTATGAAATCCGCCTGCGCTTGTTCGCTTGCCGGCACAAATGCGTCAACCTTGATAGTGCTAACCTGGCTTCCCGCCTTGCGCAATCCAGTCAGGTACTCGTAAAACGACCCCTTAAACCCGCCTTTGAGCGCTGCTTCGTAATTCTTTTCTTCAGACGTTCTGGTATCTTGCGGCGCCCTACCAAATTCTTCAAACTGCCGATAACCTTCTGGGGTTTCCGGAAAACCAAATTGCCGCATCAGGCGTAATTTTTCCGGTACGGGCTGCGGCTTTTCCGCAAACGGCGCCAGCGCACTTGCAATCCTACCTCCAGCTTGCCCGCTTGCCGCCAGTTGCGCTAGTTGCTGCGGCGTTGGCCTAAAGCCTGCGGGCTGGCCCTGCGTAGCCATGCTCGGCGCAGTAGCCGGCATAGGAGGCGCAGTGACCGCTGGGCTTGGAACGGAGGGCTGGGCGGTAGCGGGCTGCGCCATCGCGTTTGCAACTGGCCCGTCAGCCATAGCATTCGTGCCAGTCGGCGCAGCAGCTTGGTTGCCAAACCCCATGCTGCGAAGCGCCGCTTCTATTTGCTTTCGCTCGTTGTCTGCGGCAAGTAGCCTTGCGCCTTCTTCAGTTTTGCCAACGCGCACCATCAAGGCGCCAAGCTCGCCAAGGTTGATGTTATGCCCGCGAGAGCGCATGAAATCTTCAATCTCAGCCGCGCCGCGAGCCGCAACGGCACGCTGCTTCATCTGCTGCATCGCATTCAGCGTCGGCTGGATCTTGGCGAACGACTCAAACTGCGACTCCGGCTGATACCGGATCTGCGGGATGTTTCGCGCTTGCGAGATGATGCTTGCGTCAATCGGCATATCAGCCCCCAGCGCCGACGGAGCGGCCGTAGATGTCTAGAAACCTTCCAAACAGCTGGTTCTGCTGCTGCTGGTTCTGGTAGTTCTCGAAAGCGCCAACCGCACCGCCGACGCCACCCATGTAACCGCTGGTGCGATTGATCCGCCCCGCCGCCAGTGCATTCGCGCCTTGAGACATTGTTTCCCCTGCCGCCTGGCCAAACTGCTGGGCCGCAGAGCCCAACTGACCGCCGACAGTTTGCCCCAATCCGGCGATGTTGGCTAGCCGGTTGTACGCGTTGCCGTACTCGCCCGAGGCAAAGTCCTGCGCGTACCGCTGGCCTGCCTTGATCGCCCCGCCAGACAGCATGTTGCCCCGCGCGGCCTGCACGCGCTCCAGCGCTTTCATGCCCTCGCCCAAGCGGAAAGCGTAGCCGGGGTCCATGTCCAGCAGTTGCTGCGGCTGGGCGGGTTGGCCGTCGAGGCCCATCACGCCAGCCAAGCGGTTCAGCGCAGACTCGCCACGCGCGCGGTACGGCTCCAGCAGGCTTTTCTGGTACTTAAACTGATCTTCCTGCAGTTTGAGAGCGTTTGCCGCCGACTGCGCCTGGATGTTCGCCGCGTCCTTCGCCGCTTGGCCCGTCAGATACCCGCTTGCCAGGCTGCCGAACGCACCCAGTGCCGCAGCGCCTGCGGGCGTGCCGATGTACTTGAGGAAGTCGTCGACGACGGGGATGCCGGTGAGGCCGGCAGTAGCGGCGCCAGCGGTTGCCCCAGTAAGCGCGCTTTCGGCCGCGCCGCTGCCGGTATACGCGCCACCGTAGAGTGGGTCGGTGCCAAGAGCCACATCTTGAATGCTTACGTCGCCCGCGCCGCCATAGCCAAACACAGACGTTCCGCCACCCACATCCACGCCGCCCGCGCCTGCCGCCGTTCCTGCTCCCGCTCCCGCCGCACCGGCCGCCACACCCGCACCCGCTACGCCTGCGGCAGTGCCTGCGGCTCCGAGGCCGGCTCCGGTGTCGGCAACAGTGCCTGCGCCTGCGGCTTGCCCGGCGGTTTGGCCGGCAGTCAAATCAACGGTTGCCACGCCGCCGGGTGAAGTAACGGCGGCGCCTTGCGTGGAATCAGCAGTGCCGCCAAGGTTTGGCGACAGATCTTCCATCGTGTACGGCGTCTGATCCGTGGCCAACGCATTTCCCGCCGCCGCAGCCCCGCCCGTCGCCAGCGCGTTGCCGGTCGTCGGAAAGTTCAGCGACTCTGCCCGAAACGCACTGATCAGCGCAGCATCTGGAGACTTGCCCAGCGCAAGTTCTCCCGCGTAAACGTCCTTGCCATAGTCCGTCAGGCTGCTGTAGCTCTGCGCCGTGTTGAACCGGGTATATGCGCCGCCGTACAGCGGGTCAGCGCCAAGA